TTTCGCCAATTCGCAGACCCATGCCGCCGTCTTTGGTGATGACGTTCCCAGCTCCGCCCTTCTTGATCTGTTCGACGAGGATACGGAAGTCGCCTTTGAGCACCTCAAGCTGCTGAGCCTGGGCGAACTTGTCCTGATCGCTGACGTCGTTGATGGCTTGGCTGAGCGCGGCGGCCTTGATCTTGCCTTCCTGCTCCTTGGCCTGGGCAGCGATAGCAGCAAAGCCTCGGGGCAGACCAGAAGCGGCCTCGGCCACAGCCATGCCCAAAGACTTCTGACGGCTGCCCGCCAGCTTCAAGCCTGCATCGGCCAACAGCAGCAGTGCATTGACCTTGGCCGACTCCTTGTCCTCGCCGAGCAATTCCTTGTACAGGGGCAGGATGTCCTCGTAGCCTGCCTTGATCCGCTCGCCCTTGGAGAGAGCTTTCTTGCCCTCCGACGCCAACGCCTTTTTCAAGAAATTAGCAGTGGTGACCTCTGCCGGAGCCTCGGGCATCGACAGCGGCTCAGTCTTCTCCGGCAGCGGAGCACCTTCCACAGCGCGCGGGACCAGTGCGGACAGCGTTGCGCGGCGCTCGGCCATCGAACCGGCAGGACCAGACGGCTCTGCTTCAGTCGGGATCGGGGCAAAGCCGTAGCCCTGCCGCTGACGGAACTCCTCGAGCTTTTGATCCTCGGGCGAAACGCCCGTCAGATACTGACGAGCGCCTTCCACGCCCAGAACGCCAGCCAAGGCGCCGGGACCATAGCGGCTGACAAGCTCTGCCATCCGCGGATTGTTCGCAGCGATCTGCTGCAGGCCAGAGGTGATGCCCTGCGTCAAGGTCGGAGACTGCAGCGGGCCCATGGTGGTGTACGGCGCCAGACGCGCGCCTGCGCCTTGCACAATCGTGCCGCCAGGGCCAGCCATCAGTGCCTCACGCGCCTGCACCGTCAAAGGCATGCCATCAGCGGTCATGCGCTGAAGTGTTGGCTGCGGCGCCATCAGTGCACGGCCGAGATAGGTATTCAATGCCTGGGCCGCGGTCCCTGCTCTGTCGCCCACCATCTGGCCAAAACGGCTGGCCGCTGTCTGCAAACCGCCCACTGCTGCGCGGGCCGGGGGCAGGCCATCAGGCGTCGGCGGAGCCTGCTCAGCCCCGCCCTGCGAAAAAGGGGCGATGCCGCCCTCCGGCGGCATTCCTTGTTGGGGCATCGGAGCGCCCCCACCCATGCCAGGAGGCATCATGCCTGCTGCTTGGGGCAGCGCACCAATGCCGCCCTGCTGAGCGGAAAGCTGGGGCTGGAGCATGGCCAGGACTTCCGGCGGCGTGTCGTACGCAGCCTCTTCGCCCACCATCTGAGCCAATTCCATGTAGCGGGCATCCACCGAGCGCATGTCACCGCGCAGGGTGTTCATCAGAATCTCAGGGTTCTGCGGATTGCGCGCCATCGGAGGCATGTCTTCGAAGTTCTGGTTCTCCAGATCTTCGATTTCCTCGTCATCAAACCCTTCCATGATGCCGCTGTTACGAGCCGACTTCGACAGCGGCATCGAGAACATGGCCCGCTTGAGCACTTCGTCTTTCATTGCGATTCCTTAGAAGAGTCCGGCCTTGGCGCCTGCCGCTGCGGCGCTCACCCCTGCGACGCCCAGACCAGCGATTTGCTGGAACGGGCTGGCCTGCGCTTGTGTCTGCTGCGTCATTGCCATCTGCGTGGACGGCGCGCCCTTGTAGACATCGGACAAAAAGCCAATCTGCTGGAACGGTTGCATGTTCTGCTGCAACTGGTTCTGGCGCTGCGCATCGAGCACGGCCTGCTGCTGACGCTGCTGCTGCGCGCCGAGGTTGTACAGGAAGTTGACGTCCTGCTGGCCCAGGGCCTGCTGTTGGCCCCCCAGAGCAGCAAACTGCTGAGCCAAGCCAAGCTGTTGCGCGCCATACTGCCCAAGTCCCTGCGCAATGGCCTGCCCCTGACCGAACTCCTGGCCTGCCAGCGAACCAATGCCCTGCGCCAATGCCTGCCCCAGCTGCGACTGCTGGCCATAAATGTTGGCCTGCTGCGCGCCAAGTTGGCCCATTTGACCCGCGGCGCCGATCTGGCCCTGCCCGGCAGACTGCAGCATGCCCGCGCCTTGCAGACCCAACTGACCAAGGCTTTGAGCCCCCTGCAGCGCGCCGATGCCTGCCTGACGCAGTGCGTCGGCAGCCTGCAATCCATACTGAGCCCCCTGCAGACCATACTGACCGGCCATCTGCTGATTGGCCAGATTGGCTTGCTGCTGTGCTTGTTGGTTAGCCAACGCGGCCTGTAGGCCTGTCTGCGTCCCTAGCTGCTGCACGCCAAGTTGAGAAGCCAAATTCTGGCCGCCCACAGTCAGTCCTGCCTGTTGGTTGGCCAAGTTGGCCTGCAGCCGCGCGGCCTGCTCGGCGTTGAACTGCTGCTGGGCTTGCTGATACGCGCTCTGCAGACCACGGGACTGGATGTCGCCCATCTGTGTAGCCAGATTGCGGTTGCGCTCAGCCTCCACAATCGCCTGACGGGAGCCGCCAAAGGCCCCGGCCCGCGCAAATTGAGCGCCTTCGCGCTGCGCTGCGATATCGGAAGCACGCTGCGCTTCCCGCTTTTCAATGTCCACCACATTCTGCATGTAGGGGGACATGAAGGACTCAGCAGAGCCGGGGGTAGCGAATGTTTGTGTGCCCACCCGTTCTGCCGGGCCCATCTGATAAGCCTGCAGATTGGGAGCGAAGCCGGTCTGGGCGGCTTGAGCCATTGGCGCGCCACCGAGCTGGGCTGCTTGACGTGCCTGCTCTGCAGCAGCGTACATCGTGCCGATGCCCTGCTGACCCTGCATGCGGGCCATATCCGCGGCGCTCAAACCAAGCTGGGCGCCTTGGAGCAAGGAGCCAATGCCCTGACCGACCATTGGGGCCGCTTGCCCAACCATTTGCGCCGACTTGGCCATCTCCCCAATAGGAAGCCCGGAGATGCCCAGCGCCTGACGTGCCGTGTTGTATTGCGACCGGGTGTCTGCTCCGCGCAGCACGTTCATCGCTTCGTTAAAACCCTCCCTGGCGCCCACTGTTGCTTGAGTGGCTGACGACATATAGGGCTGGTACGCACCGATACCGGCACGCGCAGCTTCCATAGCCTGAATCTGGTCAGGAGAGAACCCGGCGACCTGATAGGAAGGCGTCAGGAAGCGGCCCTGCATGGCCGCTTGGTTGGCGGCATCCACCAGGGCCTTGCTGCTTTGCAGCAAGCCTAGTTTCTGCGCCTCAATTTCTGGCGCTTCGCGGACAAATTGTGTGGAGATATCGGTTGCCATGCTTAGCCCCGTGATGCGTTACGTTCGAGTTGATGCATGAGCGCATACATCTTTTTGGCCCCTGCGCGGCGATTACCGTTGCCCGCACCGCGAACGGCTTTGGCGGTCATGACGAATTCGCCGTCAGAAAGCATGGCAGGGATGGAATCGGAAGTCTCGGTCCCCGGTCCGTCGATTTGACCCGTGCGACGAGGATATCCGCCCCTGGCAAGAGAAGCAATGCCGCCATGCCGTTTTTCAATGACAAACTCATCCATGTCTTGATCCGCCCAGCTTTCCGCCGCAGGGATAGGCGGAAGCGTAGGGATAGTCGGAAGTGCGGGGACAGTCGGAGGAGTAACTGGGGCGACAGGCGGAATTACCGCGCCGGTGACGGGATCGATAGTTGCAGTGCCCGGACGGGGAATCCCCGTTGCCCGGTAGTAGTCATCCAACGTGAAGTTCGTGCCCAGCGCGTTGTTCCATTCCAAAACGGTACGCTCCGGCGACCAGTTCTGCGCCAACGCATACGCCAAGCCGCGCTCCGTGGCTAGCGTATGGTCGTTTGGATCAAGCGCATACATGTACGCCCTGAAGTCAAACTTCGGCGTAGTCGGGGTTGTAGGCGTGGTCGTAGGCGTGGTGGGCGTAGTCGGGGTTGTAGGCGTGGTCGTAGGCGTGGTTGGGGTAGTGGGCGTGGTTGGGGTCGTCGGCGTAGTCGCAACCGGAGGAGTTACCGCCGGGGCCCGGGGAGGCATCGTAGGCTGCGTCGGGCCCGGGGGAAGCGGCATCGTCGTGACAGGCGGCGTCGGCTGTGTGGGGTATGTGATGTACGAACCGCGGTTGGCCTGATTGATTGCGTCAATTTGTGCCTGCGACGGCCCGGGCAAAGGCTGCTGCGTGGGCCGCGTTCCGGGGCCCGTGAAGTCTGCAGGAACCCGCGGCTGACCACCTGCCAGGATCTGGCGGTTCAGTTCCTGGTAGTACGTGGCCATGGCAGCAGGAGAGTAGCCGCCAAAACCGCCAAACTGAGGCGTAGCCACTTGCGTCGGGGCCGCAAGGGTGCCAATGCCCGAGGCAGGCACCGGGGAGGTCGGGGCCGGGCCCATGCTGGTCAACATGGGGGTCTGGGTTGCCGCTTGGGCGCCCACCTGCTCTGCAGTGGGGAGTACCTCTCCGCCCTCCTGATAGCCGGGTGGCGGGCCAAACACCGGCAAACCGTTGACGTATTGAACGCCCGGCAGGGCCTGAATAAAGTACTTGGAAGGATCGCGTTTCATCAGATCAGCGGCGGATCCCGCTCCTCCAGTAAAGAGACTTGAATAAGGCGACTCAACTTCGCGCTGCTTAAAGCCGCCCGTCAGGCCCATGATGCCCAAGCCGGTAGCCACGGTTGGGCCGTAAGTACGCAGCATTCCGGGAGCCACCTGTTTAGTAGCTTCGGTTAATGCACGATCAGGGCTGATGCCCTGCGCAATCAAACGCTTGTACTCCGTGGTCTGCGTTACCTCTGCGGGGGTCAAGCCGCCCGGAGCGTAGATGTCCTTCAGGCCGCCCGTGATATCGCCCGACATGATTTTGGAGAAGCCCTCCCCAATCGTCGGAACCTTTGTCGGAGCAGCAACCGGAGGCTGCACAGCCAACGGAGAGGCTGCAGAAGGTCCGGGGGCCGCGGTACTCGGAGCAGCCGTCCCAACCGCCCGTGCCCCGGGCTCTAGCATGGGATTGGTCGGCGTGTACAGGTCCGAGGGCGTTCCCACCGGGGCGCCCATGTTGGTCAACACCTCCGCCCGAGGCATTGCACCAACATCCGCCCGCATGCCCGCCAAATCCATCCGACCACCGAGCGGCGCGGAGCTCATCGGGGTCTGGCTCGGCAGCTTAGGCAGTTCCGGCTGTCCCGGGAGAGTAGAGGACGGAGCCGGTGCGGCCGCGGCTTCTGCACCAGGAGTGAATGCCTTGACCGCACGATCAAACTGGCCACCAATCGTGGTCGGCCCGGTGTAGCTGCCAGAAGCGAACGCATCAGCGCCGCCCATGACTCCGGCACCGACGCCCGCGGTCAAGCCACCAATTGCACCGGCCTTCAGGGCATCGCGCACGCTTCCCCCACCGAGGAGCGTGGAACCGGCACTGCCGACAAAACCGCTGACAGCAGCAACGCCTGCCACTGAGGTGACACCAAGCATCGAAGCGGCCGCAGGGCCCACCAGGAAGCCCAGCGCCACCGTCGTGACAATCCGGCCCACGGTGCTACGGGTGAACTTCTTGACAGCACTGCCGATCTTGCTGAACAGGTTCTTCAGGAAGAACTCAGGCAGCCCTGTCACAGGATTCACGGTCCCCGATCCGCCGCGCTTCTTCAGCATGCGAGCTTCGGCGGGCGTGATGTGCGCCAGCATGGTGTCGCCGTTGCGGCCATAAGAAGCCAGGGCCTGGGCAATCGGCTTGAGCTCAGCAATACCACCCTTGGCAAAGGCTTGAGGACCGGCAGGCTCACCGCGGAGCTGATCCACGGCCACGTTCAGCGCAGCAAAGAACTCGGCGTCGAATTCCTCCGGCAGGATGTCGTCCGTGACACCCTGAGCGCGGTACTTTTCCTTGATGGCCTCGTAGTTCTCGGGATTGGCCAGGACTTCGTCAACCAGCGCGTTGAGCAGGTCCAGGATCTCCGCCGGGACATCCATCTCTTCCAGGGCCTGCTTGAACTCAGCTACGGCCTGAGGGTCGGCTTGGGAGGCACTAGACAGCAGCTCGTCAGAGAATTCCTTGGGGGAAACACTCTGGCGAATTTGGTCAAAAGCGGCCATCTGCTCGGGGCTGATGGCCGCTGTCTGTGCTTGTTGGCTCATTTCTGGCAAAGCCATGATCCCTTGTTGAGCAGTGGCCATGATTTATCCCGGGAAAAAGGTTGGACCCATTTTATTGAGTCAGGTCGTAGAAGGAAAGCGACCCGACCACATCGCCTGTGGTCGCGCCGGAAACGGTTCGGACGGCAACGGTGTAGATGTCGCTGACACCCGCGATGGACGCGCCCAACTGCAAGTCAAAGTTGTAGTCAGACGGCAAAGATGTTTCTGAAACACCTGCCGAACCCGATGCCGTTACAAAGTTCGTCTGCACGATGGTGCCGCCCGTGGTGGCCGTAGCCGCTACGTCAAACTCCACATTGGAGTCACTAGGCACCGCTGACCAAGACGCCCCGGTCAGAGTGGGATTCTTAAACAACGCCACCTCGTAGTTCTGACTGGTCGTGGGCAGGACCTGCACCCGGTTGGGCAACACAACTGCGCCCGTCCGACCAGCAGCAAGGCGGATGGAGACAACGGGCAAGAAGGTCGTGCCGATGGTGGCAAGGATTGTGGTGCGTCGCGCCACATGGTCGATAGATGTTTGTTCAAACCCACCTTCAGATACCACCGAGCAGCAGATGGCCTTCATTGAAGCCGCCACCGCAGAGGTAACCGACTTGATCTCGTACCGCACCGGCAGGATGGCCGTGGTCATATAGACGCCAGTGATCTCGTTGGCGTTGTTGAAGGTGTGGCAGACGATGTACTGGCCATTGATGATGAAGCCGCACCGGACTGATCCGACACCGAGCCATTCAAAGTCCATCCACAGAATCTGCGCCTTGGACGGATCAAGCGTCAGGCCCGAATCCCCGGTGCCATTCAGTTTGTCGCCATTCCAGTCGGCCTGATTCACCGTGCGAACATCGGACGGGGTGCCCGTCACGGACGAACGCAACACAAACGAGTAGGTGCCGTCGATGCGCTGAAAAAAGACGCCGTTGTTGTCGTTGTAGTACCCCACACGCTGCGTGAGGTTCAGACTTTGGTTGCTGTCCATCACAAAGGTGGCGAGCACCAACAGGCCCTTGCCTGGCTGATACGGGAAGGAGCGGTAGGTCTGGCGCAGGACGGAGCCAACACCGGCCCCGGTGACTTCCATCTTGATCGCCGCTTCGTTGGACAGGAACGTGGTCGTGCCGGTGCCGGTCGTGGCAACATCAAATTGGTTGTCTGCGGCGTAGCGGTTTTGGCTGTCGAAGAGCGTATAGGGCTGACTGACCCGCAGCCGCCCAAAGGCATCCGTGTTGGTGCCGCCGATGGAGATTGGGATGGGGGAAGTGGTTGCCACGATCTTGTTCAGCAGTGCGTTAAGCCGGTTGAAGTACAGGCGCAGGACGTTGTTGAACTGCTCGTGGTAACGCGACTCGTAGTCCCGTGGGGCCAGAGGCAGGTTGGGGGGCGCAGGTACGGTTGCATCTTCGATAAGGAACGTCATCGCCGTCCATCCTGACGAATGTCAATTCGCGGAGCGCCTAGCTGCCACGTCGTACCAAGTTGGTTGGAGTCGATCTTGAAGATCATCTGCCGACCGCGCACACGGGTGTAAATCTGTCCCGTGAACTCCTCGGTAATCACGTACGTATTGCCCTTGACCACCGGCTTGCCAGAACTGTCGATGGCGCCCGAGCCGGAGTTGTACAGGCCGTAGAGCGTCATATTGACGGTGGGGGACACGCCAGTCGAGTTCTCAAACGTGATGTCGGGCAGCATGCGCCACACAAACCCGAAGTTATGGCCGTCGCCGATATCAAACTCAGACGAAGAAATGTTGGCGCTGATGGGCAGCGAAGTTGCCGTCTCGTTGTCGTCTATACCCTGCTCGTGGTTCACGAGGTTGTGGCTGTACGTTGCAGCAATAGGGTAGTCGCGCAAACCCGAATCAAGCCATGCGGTCCTAGCCATCGTTCCGTAGTACCAGATGCGCTCAAGGTAGTTATAGACGACGTAGCGGTTTACGGTGTTGGAGCCCGCCGAGCAGTAGAACCACCAAACTTCGTTGAAGCCTTCGTTGGTGCCAGCAAAAACCTGAGCCGACTGATTTACATTGAAGTCACCAAACACGTACCGGCGGACATCGCAGGGCAGCGTCTGCACGCGACCGTCGTAGGCGTAGAACTTGTCCACGCCCATCCAGTACACCACGCCAGAAGCGATGGCCACTGCGTTGGGGCCGACGATGGAGATGTTGTCACCCAGAAGTTGAGCGCCCCAGACGATTGGCGGCTCAAGATACTGAAGCGAGTACAAAGCCGAGTCCGTGAAGACCACGATTTCCTGACGCGCTTGGATCGCAGTAATGATTTCCGAACCTGTTGACAGGCGTAAGCTACCTGCTTGGTTGGTGGCTGCGGGCGTCCAGTTCAACGCATCTTCCTGCGAAGACCAGCGAATCAGCATTGGATCGAGCGTCGCAGAGCCGTAGTCGTTGCACCCCAAGGCAAATACGAACCGGTTTACATCGGACACAAAGATCACGTTTTGGACGGTCGGCACGTCCGACGCCCCCACCGCGGTAGCCAAGTTGTATCCGCGCGTGGTGATGCCTGTCGAGGCATCCCAGTAATACATGCCCCCGCCGCGCGGGCCAAAAACCAAGTCCTCGCCCCAGTTCTTTTGGGTCCACAGTCGAATTGGCGAGCTGGTAACCGTGCCAATTCCCCAAAGTCCCGCGCCCCACGGACCTGCACCCCAACCAGTCAACGGCACGGAGAAAGCTGCACCGGTATTGATTTGATAGGCCGCAGAAACTGCCGCCCCGCCGGTGGCCCCTGCAGGAACTGCGGAAGAAGTGGTAATGGTGTACGTGTTGACGTTGACGACAGTCAGTTGAAATTCGCCGTTGAGCAGCGCGGCAGACGCGCCTGTCACCCCACTGAACGTCACAAAGTCGCCCGTCACAGCGCCATGCGCAGGGGCGTTGACCGTCACCGTGGTCGTACCGTTACCCGTGAACGGGTCCAGAGGCAGCGTGGTGGTGACGCGCAGCGGCGTGATGTCGTTATAGGCGCCGCCCTTTTCAATGTAGAACTTGAGATTGGTGCCCACACCCACCAAGTTCAAAAACCCCAAGGTCACCCAGTTCCACAGCGAACGGCAAGTGCCAAGAAAAGTATTGGACGAGATGCGCTGCCACCCGCCGATTTTTTCTGGCGTGCCTTGACGGAACCGAACCTTGTCGCAGTCGTACCACCCGCCTTCGGTGGTGTACCGCGTGTTCTCGCGGTTGACTCCGGGCTTGAACAGGATTTTCTGGAGTGGCATAACCGTATTCTCGTGTCAAGACAAGAAAAGGGCAATCTCGGCTTCACGGCGTTTTACCAGACCGGGCAGGACTTTGCCACCGCCCATCGTCCACTGGCGGAAGGCATCAGCCGCCCCGCTCCAGTCATCCCGGTTGGCACGCATCCTGATCTGGCTGCGCTGAAGGTTGCCTAGCCCTGCATTAAAGGCAAAACTGACCAAAGCGTCAAAAGAGCCTTGACGGCCAGATACGCCGGGAACAAGTCGAAGAACACCACGTTCAAAAGTGACGACGTCAGCGTGGAATAGTTCGTCGATCTCCGTCTTAGTCCAGACACGGTTGTCCTCCGGCTTCAAGGGGAACTCGTTGCGGAGCATCCCGGTATACCCTTCCTTGCGGATAACCGGGAGCCTGATCTGCTCTTGGTACAGGACATGGCCGTAGCCAATCGTCCAGATGTGGGCAGGGCAAAGGTAGGGTTTACTCCTAAACCCCTCATACTTGTGCATGAGAGCCTCGCCCACCTTGCTCAGTTTCACTTCTTACTCCACTGGCGAGAACCGAACCAGTAGCCGATGATCCCCCCGAGGATAGCCATCTCGTCGGCGGAGAAGATCAGGTCGGAGTACAGGATGATGTCGTCCATGCCCTGAATCAGATTCGGGTGGTTCCACAGATACCACGCCATGAATGCATTGATGGCGACCAACTCAAGCACGAAGATGTAGGTAACTGTAGGTCTAACAGTGCCGATGTAGTTCGCAACCCACCGGCTTGACTTCTCTAGTACTTTCTCATCGTGCTTTAGCGCCGCCTCGGTCATCCGGGCGTCAGTCTCCATCGCCACCTGCTCGGTGCGAATCTCTTCCATGCGGGCCTGGGCGGCAAAGCCTGCTGCGGCCAGTTGCAGTTCGCGCTCGGTCTGAACCTGAGCCAACTTCAGTTCATGGGCTTGGTCTGCCTTGTTCTGGAAATACTCAAGCAGTTTGGGCAGGCCCGAGAGGAGCAAGCCCCCGAGGGTGGAAAGAAGCGACAGCATCTCAGGCTCCTAGGGCAAAGAAGAACAGAAGCACCCCGACTGCCCCCACACCAAGTGAGGCGTAGAACAGGCTCAGGGTGACGGCCAGGATGGCCGCAGAGGACAGGACGATGGCCAGTTGCAGCGCCATGCCGGAGTAAGAGTAGTAGGAAGACTTGGCCTTGGCCGCATCGCGCTTGGCCTCAGCAGCGCGGGCCTTCTCCATGATCTCGTCCATGTCGGCGCGTTGCTTGGCGGCCTTCTGCTCGTTGTTGGTGACCTCGTAGATGGTCGCCCGGACGTTCTTAGCCTGATACCACGCCCACAGGTTGTTGGACTCTATGGTTCCGTTGAGAACCGCAGAGGAGTTCCTTCCGGCAAAGTAATTTGTAACAGCAAGGAGTAGAGCAAGCAGGCTAATAGAAACCGCAGCAA